ATTACAAGCTCTAAGACTTGCACCCTTTACTGTGACATTGTCTGGAACAATGATAGGATTGTTTTCATAGTAATCACCAGCAGCCACATTAACGGCAATTTTAGTTCCGTTAATACTTCCGTCACTGTTATAAACGAATCCTGATGCTAATTGCAATGCACGTTTAATTGTCTTAACTGGCTTTGAAATTCCGTTATTTGCATCGTTACCGTTTGATGTTGATACGTAAATTGCATTACCGCCAACTGAGTCTGGGTTTACAAATTCTAACTGCCCGTTAGCTCCAACACCTAATATTGTGCCATCAGCACCTAATGTTGGTGGCAATTTAAGATCGTACGATCCAGGCAAGTTTGTTGGGGAACTTACACTGACTGCATTATTACCGTTTACACTTGCTTCATAAAATTTTAATACGGAAGCGTTTGTTAATTCAAATACTCCATCATTAAGCCCACCTGCGGCACGGCCGCCGTATGTTATACCATCTCCAATAAACACTTGTTTTAGATCACTATCATAAATGATCTCACCGTCTAAAGGTACAAATGCTAACCTATCTGCTGTAGGCCCTCTTCTTAATAAAATGCTTCCGGTATCGCTCATGGTGGGGGTATGCTTCCATCAACAGTGACCAATGGATCTAAATTTAAAATGTATCCATCTCTATAAATTCTAGGGCTGTAATTCAGTATCCAATACTCAGGACCAAATCCGCCGCCAGCACTAGCAGGTAATACATCTGCTGATGTGTAGGTTTTTGTTGGGTCGTAAGTGGCTGTGCCCGCTAAGGGTATTTTGCCGCCATCAATAGTGAAGGTAACGGGCCTATTAAAAGACCCGCCATCTATTTTACTCACAGCCGCATCTGGATACGGATTAACAAAGGGGCCTGCATCGATAGCAGGTCGGTTAAAATAATTATCTAAATCAAATGGGGCGCCTGCCCTTAGTTTATAAGTCATAGTGTATTTATTACACTATTATGTCACGATCCCTGTAGTTGCTTTGATATATTGTTTTGCCGCAGATTCTTCAGTGGTTTCTAACACTGTGATAGTGGATTTGCTCATTCTGATATCTTTATCAGGATCCACGGTAAACAAATATGGAACCATGCCAATTCCTTGCTGGCCCATTGTTAAAACTAATGGTCTAGCGATTTTTATCTGCATTGGATTTTCTTCAATTAGCTTGGCCACTAACTCTTCGCCAGAAGTTAATTTAATTGTTACTATGTCTCCAGATGAAACGCCTTTGTTAATTAACATATTGTACCTTTTTTAAATGTTCGTTGAGTTCTGTAAACCCACCTATTAATTTATCATCTAAAAAGATTTGCGGCACTGTTCTTGCAGTTGGTACTGCTTCTAACAATTCTTCTTTGCGATAACCGTCACCAATTTTCTTTTCTTCAAAAGGTATACCTTTGTGTTTCAACAAGGCCTTGGCTTGGTCACAATAGGGGCAGTTGTACTTGCTCCATATAATTGCTTTCATAATATTTCCTTAAAAATTTGGTAGTGCTTCGTAATCAAGAGATTCACTCATTGCCCCAATTACATAATTAGTTGATTCGTTTTCTTGTAGGGCAGTTTGTTTTTTACTTGTATCAGTATGCTTGTTGAACCAAGGGATTGGTGTAGTCTTTGGTGCAGTATTATTATACTTTAGACCAATATCTTTTAGCGCACCCACTGCTGTGTAGTCCACAAAGTCTTTTAAAATGTTAGCGTTAAGACCAATCACTGGGCCTTTGTTAAACAAATAGTCAGCCCAGGCTTTTTCTTCACGGATCACATCCATGTACAGTTGATATACTTCTTGTTCACATTCTTGTTTGGCTTCAGCAAAGCGTGGATCTTCTTTGACCACTTGATTAATCAAATAGGCTGTCCATCCTTTGTGTAGTAATTCATCTTGCAAGATCAACTGAATAATATTGCCGTTACCAATAAAGATCTTGTTCTCCACCATTGCTAAACTAGTAGCAAAACTAACCATAAAGCGGAAAGCTTCTAGTGCATAGCTGGCATGTAAAGCCATCCAAATTGCACGAACATGCTCTTTTTCAGTAACTGTCTCACCTAACTGTTTACGGCAGTTGACCACATGCAATGCTTCGTAATAGTCACCTACACTGGAAGCCATGTCAATAATTTCTTTAGTATCATGAATTGTGTTGAACACATCCTTAGGTACATTATAAATGTTACGAATAATATGACTGTAGCTCTTACTATGAATATTTGTTTCAAAGAAAGTCCAGTTGTATACAAGTGCTTCTAGTTCTGGCAAGCTAACCACTGGCATAAAGATTTGACTTGGTCCACGTCCTTGTAAACTATCCAATGCTGTTTGTCTTAACAAGTTACTGGTAAAGATGTGTTTAACTGCATCACTGGCATCTTTAAAATCGTTAGCATCTTTACTAAGACTAATCTCTTCTGGTTGCCAAAAGAAGCCACGTGCAGTAGCTTCAAAGTCTGCAATCTTTTTATACTTTACTTCTTCAAAACGTTGGATAGTAACTGGACCAGCTGGGTCAAGAAACATCTTACGATTGAGGTAATCTGTTTTTGTGTTTAAGTTATATTGTTGTTTACTCATTATAGCTTACATGCCTCACAGTCATCTTCTAATTCCTCTAGTTGGTGTCCGTTATAGTGTACCTCAACTGGAGTAGGCTCAGCGGCTGACTTGGATCCTTGCTTGTTGATCAAACTGTAGTAGAATGTTTTTAATCCCCATATGTGTGCTTGCATCAAGTTCTTAGCAATCAATGTAGTTGGTACTTTGCGATCTGCAAAGTGTGCGGGATTATAGAATGTGTTAGTGCTGATACTTTGATCCACATAGGCCGCAAGCACTGCCGCAGTTTTCAAATAGCCATCACAGTCCTTTTGATCCCACATAAGTTGATACTTGTTTTTCAATCTATGATACTCAGGAACAACTTGAATAAATGATCCAGCTTTTGATTCCTTTACACTGATAAGACTCATTGGCATTTCAATACCATTGGTACTGTTAATCACAACTGAACTTGATTCAACTGGAGCAATGGCCATTAGTGTGGCATTGCGTACACCATATTGCTTCATGTTACCACGTAGTGTTTCCCAGTCCAATTCAGGAGTAAAGTCTGCCAATTGATTTGCACCATCAGCACGTAGTTCCCATGGAAAAACTCCTTGTCCATAACGTGTGTGTTCACTGTGTGTACATGCGCCACGTTCCTTGGCCAGTTCTACTGTGGCTTCTGTTAGATAGTATGCTTGATGTTCCATCCAGCTCTTAACATCTTGTAGTGCATCTTTCTCACCATACTGGTAGCTACGTTTGGCATGCCAGTAGGCCAAGTTAGTGACTCCAATGCCCAACGGTGATATTTCATCATTGCTTAGTTTGCTTTGTATGCTTAGAAAATCTTGGTAATCAAGTATGTTGCATAGACTGCGCTGTAAAATGCGGCAAGCACGGCGCATGTCTTCTGGATTACGGAATGCTCCCCAGTTGATTGAGCCGAGTGTGCAAAGAGCAATACGGCCAGTATCATCATCAAGACGTTTAAAAGATTTTGTAGGTAATAGTATTTCACTGCAAAGGTTACTCTGGTAAATTGTATGATACGCAGGATCAAATGGTCCTTGATTTTGTACGTTGTCAATGAACACAAGATAGATACGTCCGGTGTCAGTACGTTCTTTTAGTATGCCACTTTTAAAGACTTCTTCGGCACTCATAGTCTTAGTACGTAAGTCTTTACGTTTTTCATATTTTACATACAACTCTTCAAACAGTTTGATATTGTTGTAGAACGCTTCATACAAGTCAGGCACTTCATTAGGATCAAAGAATGTTATGTCTTCTTTGTTTTTAAATCGTCTCCAGAAGAAAGCACTAAGCACAACCCCATAATCCATATGACGGACTCGGGTTTCTTCTGTTCCTTGGTTGTTCTTAAGAACAATAAGGTCATCAAACTGATGATGCCAAATAGGATAGAATACAGTAGCACTAGCATTGCGAATACCTCCTTGTGAACATGAACGCAAATCTCCAAACCATTTCTTTAAGAATGGTATCATACCTGTGTGCATGATCTCACCGCCACGGATGGGACTGCCCAATGGACGTAGGCGGCCAATCTCCAAACCAATGCCAGCACGTTTGCTGGCATACTTGGCCATCATTTCCCCACTAGCAAATATGGAGTCAAGATCGTCATCACTGCGTATGAGTACACAACTGCTAAACTGCTTAGTAGGAGTACCAAGACCAGCCAACACAGGAGTAGCGAGAGTAAA